CAGGTGCAGGCCTCCTTCATAGACTCATATGGCCAGACCAGCACAGACCAGGCGTTTCAATTCACCATTGCCCGCACGACGTCTGATAAGGTAGCCTGGGAAACACTGCCGGCAGATGGCTATGCAAAGATGCTGATAGCGGAAGGGAACCATCAAAATAGCGCTACAACGCACCCGGCCCTGCAGGAAACATGGACGAGCATCGAGAAGTTACGCTAGTTACTTCTCCAGTTCAGCGCCGATCTCATCTCCAACAGCATTGGATACATCATCGGAGTTCTTTTCGACTTCCTGCCCTAATGACCACCATCTGCCCTGATGCATCCAGGCCTGTTCGTCCGGCATACCGATCACGTATTCAGCGTAACCGCTGGATGCTGTCTGCCTGGACACGTTGGTCCCAATTCGTCCAATCACTGAATCACCCTGCGTTTGGACCTTGGTTGTGATCGATTTACCCAGCGTGCCGGTGCGCCGATATGTGGAAACCCAATAGCGTCCGCGCACGCCGGCCACCTTCACGGCGCCGCGCGACCACAGATGCCGGCTCGATGCCTGTTTACGCGTCATCTGTGTGAACACGCGGGGAGACGGGTACTCGGGCAATTTCTCATGCACGGTGTTTAGCCCGCGTTGTACGCCACGGCTCATCACCTTGAGCATGTTGGATTCGCCCATGCGCTGGCACAGCTCACGCACTTGCGAATCATCGACAGTGATTTCGACGTCAGGCGCGCTCATTTCTCCACCACCACAGGTTGCAAATAGCACCGGCATCCTGGATGCGCCGGCGGGTTGGCGTATGCCTTCTTCGTCGTTGGATGAATGAACGGCTCGCCAATGCGCGCGACAACTCCCTCAAGCCCCGGATCCCCCGTCTTTTTATTCTTCCCGCAGATCGGGCAGACGGCCTCATCACGAGCCGTAAACCATTTGCGCGCTTCAACGCCCTGGGCTTTCCAGGCAACGGTGTTCCCCTCGGCGAACGCGCGAGTAGATTCGGTTTGAGCGATGAGCTGGGCGCGCGGCTTATCGTTGATGATCCCATTGATTGAATCGCGCAGGTCCTTTAGAGCCCCGCCCTGTTCGATCCAATCAGCAACTGCGTCACGCACACTTTTGACCGTGTTTTCGCGCAGCTTTGTTACCAGCGATGCAGCATAATCACGAGCCCACTGCGCTGCGGAATCGTTGACGATTGACCAATCCACAACCGCACTCATACTGGTGAGCCGGGGCACTTCGCTCACCCCGACCAGTGTGGCATTCACAAGCTCGGGGGCGATAGCCTTCCCTACACGCTCATAGAACGCAACCCAGTAATCATCCTCCGCATTTACTAATGACCGCGGGTCTTCATATTCGCCCGACAGCTCATCAAGGATATCTGACAGGGACTTGTTCAGACGAGCTTCTATCTCGTCGCGCTGGGTCGTGGCGTGCTTCGGCCCGCCGGCCTTGACTAAAAAAGGGGTGAACACCTCCAGTGGATCCCCCTCGGCCGTGGTGAGCTGTTGCTTGATCGATCCGACCAGGTCAGTGGGTAACAGCGCCTTCACGAGCTGAGGCGGGTCACATCCCGCCACCTTGTTATCTGATAGCCGGCGCTTGACCTTCTCGCGCCACTCAGACAGCGCGAGCTTGATCACAGCCTCATCAGACGTTGGCACCTTGGCAGCTGCCGGCTCACTCTCAGTGGCAGGCACCAGGCCAGCCGCGGGCATCTGCCCTGCAGGGACTACCGGCGCCGCGATTGCCGGCTTCGACGCGAACAGATCATCGAGCAGGATGGGAACGCCGTTAATCACCATGAACGGCTTGGCCCCCTTGATGGGCTCCTGGCCGACTTTCTTCCGCCACACATTGATGTCGATGACCCCATTCTGGAGCTGCGTCTGGAGTACCTGACCCTCGATCTGCTGATCCTCATCCGGCCCGATGTTGATGAATCGGAATCCCAATGGCGCACTGGTTTGCTTTTTGATGATGCCGGTGATCACGTTCTGGATGTACTGGATCAGCGGCCCCAGCCCGAAGCGGTACTGCGCATTCTCCTGGCCCTCCATGAAACCCTTGCCGCCCAACCCGCTACCAGAGACCAGGCCCAACTCGCTGGGCAGGAACCCATACGCCCAGCACGTCATCTTCAGCATCCACTCATCAAATACACTGGTTACGTCCGGCCGGCGGAACTCGTAGACCGGTATAGAGGCGCCAGCCACGGGGATGAATTTCAAGCGGCGGAGCTTGTTGATATCGCCGGTCAGAAGTGCATCAAAATACTCCTGAAAGGTTTTAATTGCCTCCACCTGCATTTCCTTGGGCAACCCTACCAGCGCTTCAGGAACGTTCGTCTGATCCCAATATGCCGTATTGGATTGCTGACGGCGCAGGTACTCATTGATGCGTAGGATGAGGTATTCAATCGGGCTGCGTCCATACGGCGATGTGGGGCTGGTGTTGAATGGCCGATAGACCATCTGATCCACCGTGAACCATTGCCAGTTCTGGCCCTTGATCGCCTGCATATACGCTGGCACAGGAGGCGCCGGGATCTTGCCGCGCTTATCCAACAGCGGGCGAATAGTAGCGCCATCGATCTGTTCAATCGATATGATCCGCCCATCTTCATCGACGTTTTCCCACAGACTCAGGGCGTCTACGACAAGAACATCCTCCAGGACTGCGTTGCACCAAGCGTCGAATTCCGTAAAACCATCCGGCGCCAACCAGAATGCGCGCAGCGCGCTGATGTCGGTCGAATAGTCCTTATCGTCCTTGGAATCCAGGGGCTGAATATCCCACTCCAACGCGCGAACCTCGCGCTTGATCGCCTCGATCACGATGCGGACTGCATCGCACATGTCGGCGAACGTGCGTAGCGTCGGGAACGGTAGAAGCCCATAGCCCGAACGCGGCGTCATATATAGGTTGATGCCGGCGGAGTAGTCGAACACGCGCGGCTTCTCGCCATCAGAATAGCGCGGCATGACCGGCGCGCCGGGCGCGAACATATCACCCGTCCACGCATCCGCGTAAGCCTGCGAAATCGCCGAGGATATGCCGCCCTGCTCCGTCGCGGAGAGGTCTGTCACAATCGCACCTTCTGAGTTTGGCGCCTTGTTGAATGTGCGCTTACTCGCCGTTGTCTGCGTCCGCTGCTTCCTGCTCATGTTGCTTTTTCTCCAATTGCTCGCGCGCGTATCGAGCCCATCCGTTCCCTACTTTGTCGTTTGCTGCCCAAACAGCCAATGCAAGAGCCCAAAATTTGTCGGCATGATGAGGTTCATTCCCAACCGTGTCGAATACCGAATTCTTGGCGCTGGTTGTAGTCTTCTTGATGGAATGAATCTGATAACTCAAATCGCGGTCTGATGGGATTGGCAATTCCCCCTTCTGCATGCGTACCTTCATCTCGACCGCCCATAACTCTTTGCTCGCATTGGTGAAATCGACCCCCTGCGCACGTGCGCCATGTAATCCACTGAGCTGTTCCGCCAACTGCATCCCCAAACCGTTTTGATCGATCAAGAGTTGGGCAATAGGTAATGATGTAAGTGCTTTCGACGCAACGGCTTTTTGCGACTCGAACTCTACGCGGCTTAAGGAGATGCTGAAACGGTACGGCAATTGACCGGTCGTTGCTTTGCCGACAAATCCCATTTCGGTCAAGTCGTGCTTGCGCCCAACGTCCATGCCGCCATACAGCGCCGGCTCGATCACCCCATCCCGGCAGGCTTGGGCAACCTCCTCGATAAGCTGCATCGCCTCGTCTACGGTTTTGGCATGTCGCCACCAGTGCTGACCGGCCTGTGCTGAAATCTGATTGCGTTTGATTTCGTCCCAGGTAATCCAGGCAGTCGTCTCGTCGATCCACGAGCATTCGTATTCCTGCTGGAAGTCTTCGAGCGGCAGGTTGTCGTATATCTCTTTCAGTCGCGCTGATCCAAAGAGCCGAACGCGCTCCTCGGTCAACATGTGCGGCGCCAGCTTCGCCGCATTCTCCACGTCTACGCATAGATGC